GAAGAACTGAATGACATTATTACTAAATATATAACATCAAATATGCTACAAATATTGTGCAATAACTTTCGCAAGAAAATTATTATTATAGATGAATTTGAGTCAATTATGGCAATAGACCGTACAATTAATACATGTCTCTTAAATATTCTTACCAATACAAAACTAAAAAGTGTTCCCATTATTTGCATATCATCTTTGGATATAGTCAAAAAAATTGGTGTTATAAAAAAAAAATGCAAAATCATAGAGATAGAAAACCCTTCTTTTCACGAAGTATGTAGAATTCTTAATAAGATATATCCTCATATTGACAAAGATATAATCAAAACAACAGCAGAAGCATGTGATGGTAACTTATCACATTGCATTCAAAGACTTGATAATAATATATCATATTGTATGGATGAAGATACACGCATACATGCATTATATAGCAAAAACTTTGATAGAGACTTGATAAAAAAGGTGGTATTGACAGATATTTGGTTGATACCACTTAGATTTCATGAAAATTTGATAGCAGTATTGAAGCAACATAAATGCACTAATATACAAAGAAACGAATACTACAAAACATTCATGCAAAATCTACTTTATTTTGACTTCATTACCACAAGTTCATCAGATATAGCATCTGATATTTTTGCATCAATGATATATTTTTTGAGCAATTTATCTGCCAAGAAAAATGCAAAATTCAATACAGAGGGTTTCACAAAAATTCTGAGTTATTTGTCTTTACAAAAGAAATTTATCAAAAAATCACATGCGAATAACACATCTAATTTTCCATTATATCAAATTAGCAATTATCATACTCATATTTCAGGAAGAAATTTTTATGTTCTTTAATTAGATATATAATAATAATGGATGGAAATGTAAATGTACAGCAACAAAATAACATTTTTGATGATTCATACCAAACAATAAAAAACACTGCATCCAAAGTATCTGATGGTGTTTCTACTGTAGTGAATACTGCTAATAAAACAGTGGATTTCTATACCAGTAAATTTACTGTCATAGCAGGTCTAATATTTGTTATCCTGCTTAGTATATTTGTATCATATGGATTATATTATATCATATCATCTGCTATTTTTAACCAATCACGTTTAATTATTGAAGGAACAAAAGTTCCTATCATATGTAATATATATAGCAAGTATAATATTACAGCTTTTAATAAGACTGGAAATGGTAAGAGACGTTCTTATACCTTCTGGATATACATCAATGATATGAATAGTTATAATGGGTCATATAAACACGTATGGCACATTGGCAAAGTTGATAGTATTAAGTCAGCGAGTCCATTTGTATTCTTAGATTCTTATCAAAATAAAATGTATTTTAGATTTGCTGCATTATCAGATGACTCTTTCATAAATGATACAAGTTCTGTACAGAACCTTTCACCAAGTGAATTGCTCAAGTTCATGCAACAAGGTATTGAAATCCCATATGTACCATTACAACGTTGGGTGCATATTGCTGTTGTTATCAATGAAAATGCTAATGGTGGAACAGTTGTTGCATATGTTGATGGTGATATTGCTAAAATTGTTTCATCTGGTGAGTTAAATGCAGAAGGTGGTAGCATAAAGGTTAGTAATTTAGACCTTGATAATATGGGAGACTTGCATGTTGGTGGCACTTTTGAGGGTAATATAGGACCTGGTTTTTCTGGTTTGATATGCAAGATTGCTCTGTTCAATTATGACCTCAATGATAAAGATATATACGATGATTATAATAAAGGACCATTGAATGGATTCTTATCATCACTTGGTCTTGCCAATTATGGTCTCCGTAGCCCTGTTTACAAGTTAACATGAAACAAAAAATTTAATGTATAATAGATATAGAGTATATTAAGATGATTTTAGCTAATATAGTGCAGATTATTTTAGCATTATTCTTAGTTTTTATATTATTATTTGTAGCATATTTAATATACAACTATGAATCAATGATAAATCTTCGCAACAAATTGTATTTAAAAAAAGAAATTATAATTTTTGATGGAATCATGGATTTTACAACAACACAATGGACATTCAATACATATAACAAATCATTTGCATCTTTCAAAGACCTGACACCATCTATTAATCAAAACGGAGGAGCAGAATATTCTTATAATTTTTGGCTCTGTATTAATAAAGATGCTATGAAATACATATCATCATCTGATATTGTTCTTTTGATGCGAGGCAGCAAAATCAAAGTTCCTTACATAAACAATACAAATTGCGAAATTGTCAATAAGGGGTCGTATGTTATTGTGAAAAATCCCTTGATTCGCATGAAATCTGATGGTACTGCTATGATTATTGAATATAATACTATCACAAATCCTGATGCCTATCGTGAGAATGGTACAAATGTTATCAATTGTGGTTCTGGTTCATGGATGGACAAAAACAAGGGATTACTTGGTATTTATAATATGAGCAATTATGTATATAATAAAAAATGGTTTATGTTTACTATGGTTTTACGCGAAATTACGCCTGAAAATGATGTATTATACAAAAATAAGACTAATTGCAGAGTCTATATAAATGGAATCAATGTTTTGGATAGAACAGTTGAGTCTCCATACAATGGAGCATATGGTTCAGCTGCTATGAAACACAACAGAGCTCCTTTACATGTAAACCCAGGTGATATATTTTCTACAATCAAAGACGACACAACAAATCCAATAGAGGCACAATCTGGAATATCCACAGCATTGCAGATGGCAAATCTGACCTATTTCAATTATGCTTTGTCTGAATCAGACATCGCAGGTCTATTTCAAAAAAAGTTTACACAGGAGGCAGCAAGAGCACCAATGGATAATGAAACATTTCAGGAAGACAAATACAGTATAGCAGCTGTATCAGAAAATAGTAATAACCTTCCTCTTGCCTTTTAGTATTGTTTATTTCTTTATCATATATAAGATATTTGTAATATTGAATATATATAATATGGGAGGTGGTCTATTACAACTTATAGCAGTTGGTCAGATTGACCAATTTTTAAGTGCTAATCCCGAGCTTAGTTTTTATCAATATGTCTACAAACGCCATAGTCCGTTTGCAATGGAATCAAGACAATTAACATTTGAAACAAATCCTGTATTGTCTCCAAGTGCTGTTGCAAACAATTACAAGTGTGAAATAATAAGATATGGAGACCTTTTAGGTGAATTGTATTTTTGCTTTACTTTACCTGATATATATTCATCCGATAGGTATAGATTCAGATGGGTTCCAAATATAGGTCATGTATTTATCAAAAAAGCAAGTGTATTTATTGATGATAGCATATTACTTGACCAGACTACTGGAGATTGGATGACAATATGGAATGAACTTACACAATGTTGTGATGATAATTATGGTACTTTGATAGGAAATGTCCCTGAATTGCAGACACCCAAGTTAAATGTTTCCAGAGTAAGTATAAAGAATAACAGGTTCATATATTACTATTATCCTGAATCATTCAAAGACAAGAATAATCCACCTTCAATTAATAGTAGAAAAATAGTAGTTCCATTGAATTTTTGGTTTACAAAGAATCCTTCACTCGCACTCCCATTACTCCGTTTACAGCTGAGCAGAGTATCTGTAAGAATTGATATAGAATCTTCTGAAAGTTTATATCAAGTATGGGCAGCAAGTCTGAATAGATATGTGAGTCCCATGTATTATAATGAGTTATATGGTGATAATATAGATATCAATACTTTTACTAAAAATATATCATTGCAACCATACATAGAGGCAAATTATGTGTTTCTTGGTGAAGATGAACGCAATACCTTGTTTATGAAATCTAAATTAACATACATGGTTGAACAATTAAGTATCAATACTGCTCAAAGTATTCCATCCACTACAAATGCAAGCCATAATATAAATATAATGGTTAATAACCCTACAAAAGAGATTATATGGACACTAAGAAGAGATGATTATTGGAAATACAATGAGTTTAATAATTATAGTCCGAGTATACCAGAAAGCTCAGATGATATTCTAGACAAGGCTGTTATCAAATTCAATAATAATGATAGATTTCAAGAAAAGAGAGCAGAATATTTCAACATGATTCAACCATATCAACATCATAGCAAGGTTCCTAAGAAAGGTATATATTGCTATTCATTTGCAATATATCCAGAAAAAGAGTTTATATCAGGATACTATAATGCTGCTCTTGTAAAAACAAATTTGTTGGTATATACAAAGAGTACATATAATAACGACACTATTAATGCACTTTTAACATCATCTGGTAAACAAAGCTACAATTTCAATTACCTAATCAATGTATATAGTGTCAATTACAATGTTTTTGAAATTGTAGGCGGACAAGCTGGAATGAAATTTACTATATCCAAATAAATATCTGCTATAATAGCAAATATGGACCTTACTATGTTCATTATCTTCGTAATTTTATGCTTTATGCTATACTATCTAACATCTGCTGTGCAATCATTAATAGAAGAAATAAAGGAAATTAAGACAAAATGTGTGCATTCTGGTAATACAAATGTTGAAGATTTTAAAGTCGCAACACCTGACCCAGGTGCTATCATGACACAGAAAGCCTGGCAATTTTTTACAAATATCAAGAATGTGTTTGGACACAATATGTAATTATATAAGAATGTTGATGTATAATAGAATTGTTATCATGTGTGAAACTTGTCATGCTTGTGCAAAGAAAATTGGATTATTAGATATCATAACGTGTAAGTGTCGTTGTGGAAATTTGTATTGTTGTAAACATAGATTGGACCATATTTGTTCATATGACTATTCACAAAATTACCAAATACCAGATAAGCTTGAAGAAAAGAAGCTGAATAAGATATAGATATATGTTTTTTTTGATATTACCTAATCAATTATATGATATAGGATATCTGAAGAATGTTGGAAATAGAATGATTATATGGGAATGTCCTCATTATTTCACAGCATATTCTTATAACAAGAAGAAGTTAATTTTGCACAGAGCAAGTATGCGTGCTTATAATGATATGTTGTTGAAAAAAGGTTATAATGTTGTATATGTGGAGTTTGGTACAAAGTTGGATGATAATGCAGAATATTTGCTTTATAATCCTTTGGACAATCCAAGTATATTAGGATTACCTAAGAAACACAAGATAATTGATATTTTGATTCCAAATATGTTGCTAAATGATGCAATATTCAAAGAATACAGAGAACATACCAAGAATTTCTTTTTTAATGCCTTCTATATGTGGTCTAAGAAAAGGATTGGTATTATACCTGATATCAAGTCGCAAGATAAAAACAATAGGTTAAGAATTAACAATAGTGTAAGCATCAAACAACCCTATGATGATGTAGCTGTGTCAAAACCTTCAATTGAATATATTCAAGAAGCATCCAGGTATGTTTTGAAGCATTTCAAGGATAATCCTGGTAATGTTGACAGATTCATATTTCCTATTACCAGGGTTGATTCTCTGAAATGGTTGAAACACTTCATCAAGAATAAACTTAAGAACTTCGGACCATATCAGGATTTCATTGATAAACACAACAATCACCTGTATCACTCTCTATTATCATCTTTGTTGAATATTGGTTTGATAGGACCATATGATGTTATCAAAATGCTTCCTAAGTCTGGTATACCAATAAATAGTTACGAGGGTTTTATAAGACAGCTTTTTTGGCGTGAATACCAGTATTACTGCTATTTATATTTTGATTTCTCTGGAAATTACTTTGGTAATACAAAGAGGTTGGGTAAAGAATGGTATACTGCAAAAGTTGGAATTGAACCAGTAGATGATGCTATCCTTGAAGCATTTGATAGTGGATATTTACATCATATCAAGAGACTTATGGTAATTGGAAATTATATGAATTTATGTGACATAAGACCTAAAGAAGGATTCAGATGGTTTATGGAATTTTCATGTGATTCATATGAATGGGTTATGCATCAGAATGTATACGAAATGGTGTTTTGTGTATCTGGTGGCGGAACTATGAGAAGACCTTATGTTTCTTCGTCCAATTATATTTTACATATGAGTAATTACAAAAGAGACAAATGGTGTATTGAATGGGACAATAAATACCATGCATTTATTGAGAAGAATAAAAAGAAGCTTTGGAAATTTAGATACTATTTCAGGGGGGTATAAGGAATGTGAAAAAGTACATATCAGTGTGTTTATGTACTTCATATAGAATTTATTTAAGTAAGGATTTAGGATAGTGTATATGTACTTTTTTATAGTGACTGATATTATCGTTTATTGGGTAGTGTATAAGGAATTTCCAGATAATTAAAGATATCTTCTTCTGACTTGATTGAATCTGTAGTATCTACCAGTATTTTTGTATTGTTATCTTTAAAACCATATTCAGATAATGACAAACCTTTCTGAAGTGCCTTCCTACGCATGTAAATATTGAAATTATAAGAACCAGTGAAATAGAGCAATGCAAAGTAATAATAGCTTTTATCTGCAACAAGAATGTCAATACGTCTTGCAGGAAGGTCTGGTGTCAATTTGCATATGCCCATAAACTTGTTCTTACCTGAAGCTAATGACTCTATAATATATCCAGAAGTTGTCAAATTTGCTATAAAGGTTTTCATATTGAAATCAGGATGTGCTTGTATCAGAATGTCAATATCACCCATGTCTTTTGCTTTTCTGCGGAAACTGCCAACCATTTCAAATGTTATTCCTTGAGGTGCAAGTAATTTTTCAATTATTTTATAATGTTTCTTTCCTTCTGTCATAGGAATACGCATATTCAAATCTTCGTAATATTTGAGACCAATTTTCTGTTTATCATTCAAAAGTGATTCATTTTGATATAAGTCATCAAATGTTTTGACAGTTTCCAGAAGTTCTCCTATTTTGGCTGGACCAATTCCATATATACCAAGTAGTTTCTTTCCTAAAATGTATTTCTCATCTTGTATAGCTCTTTCAACAGCATGCATTTTACCTGTCTCCAAGAATTCAAGGATTTTATCTGCAATCTTGCTACCTATCCCTTTGATATTTTTCAAATCTTCAGTTGTTTTAATAGGATGCTCATACAGTTCAATGCTATCTATCACCTTATCATATGCCTTTGCCTTGAATGGTTGTTTATTGATAACCTCATATTCTGAAAGAATTTTCAGATTATTGATGATTGCTTGATTCATATTCTTAACACTCATTTTGGCATTGTTATTATGGTATGTGTTTATATCATTTTTTCTTTTATCCATAATGCATCTATTGGTGGCTGGGTTGAGTATCTTTCCATCAGGACAGACTCGTTGCTGTTTAATAGGTCTTGATTTGATGCATCTTCCTGTTTCAGGATTTAGGACCTTGCCTTCTGGGCATATTTTATAATTCATTTTATTTCATGCATAGAAAATAGAATGCAAACTACTGATGTGTGCAAACGATTAGTTTATTGGGGACAATTTGGCCCAACATGTTGGTTCAACGCATTGCTTATGGTTGCCCTTTATAGTCAACACAGCAGAGAGCGTGTATTGGAGGCAAGTAAATCTTGGGATGAGAAGATAAAGATTTTTAAGATATTCAAGCATATTCTCAAATACAAGTTTGTAAAGACTAAGAAACCTGAAAAGGATATCAAGTTTTTTGAACGTATCAAACCAGAAAAAATACTGCAAATATTGCATGATTATAAGACAAATAAATTTGTGTTCAATCCCAAGATACATTCAAAACAAGGCTTTGCTCATGAATTGTATATCAAGAAGTTTTACAAGATGTTAAACTTAAATGGTATGCATTTTACCAGATTTGATGATAACACTGTAGCTTATAGCAAAAGAAATCATATTCATTTAGATTCAGTGCAAATTACAGACGATGGCATAACTTATAAAACAAAACCCAAGTCATTAGAATACATTCAAAGAAAATTAAAAACAATTCCTGATATTCTTTTCATAGAATGTAATACTTCAAAAGATTTGCGTGAAAGGTATAAAGGTCCATATCAAAATCAAATTTTCAAAGATGTTCAATTAGCTTCTATGAATGATGTTATTATCTTTAATAATACACAATATGTACTTGATTCTGTCATATTATCAAATTGGAATAATAGTATTATTTCGCGTTCGCATGCAATTGCTGGGATAACTTGTAATAATGAAAGATATGTATACAATGGTTGGACACGTTATACAAAAGATCCTACCATGCCTCAAAATCAGAATACTAAACAATATTTGAAAGTACCATGCGAATTGATGAAATATAAGTGGGATGTTAAAAAACATCATGATTTCTGTATCAATTCAAAAGAATGTAAGCTTGATAATGCACAACCTTTTACAAAAAATATGTGCTTTTCTTTTAACAAAGGAGAGCAAATGCTTGTATATGTTAAAAAGGTAAATTATGATATAAATATGAATATATTACAGACTCCTGAGTATGTATCAATGGATCAGTCTTCCAAAAACTGTCCTCCTGGTAAAGTTTTGAACCCCAAAACAGGAAGATGTAATAAAATCAAGAATACAGTCATACCTATCAAACCAGGTACTAAAAAATCTCCTAAACAATGCCCTCCTGGTAAAGTTTTGAACCCCAAAACAGGAAGATGCAATAAAATCAAGAATGGACCTATCGGACCTTTTGGACCTATCGGACCTATCGGACCTATTGGACCTATCGGACCTATCAAAATCTGCCCTCCTGGTAAAATGTTAAACCCAAGAACTGGTAGATGTATAAAAACAAAAACACAGATTACAAAATGTCCACCTGGAAAGATTTTAGACCCCTCAACAAAACGTTGTATATTATTGGCAACTGCTCAAAAACGTAAATTATTATAAATTATTCATCATCTTCATCTTCAAACTCTAAATGCATATAAAGTTTTTCAAACATTTCATAAAATTTGTATTGGATGTTCATATTATGCCACATAAAATGACAAGGATTATGTTTGTGCATACGTATTTCATTATTTTTATACCCTAAAAGATTTACTATTCTTTTATGCTCTGTTAAAAGTCCTCTGTCGTTCTCGCTATATGTGAATAATCTCTCTTTGAATTCTGTTATGAGAAGAAGCTTAAAGTTTTCTTGTATTTCTTGATTTTTTAAAGAAATCTCATATAATATCTTGTGTTCTTCTTCTATATATATATCTTGGGTTGCCAACAATTTTGACACCATATTTTCAAGAAGAATCTCATAATAATACTCTGCTGCATATTTATTACACCATTTGATTATATTTGAATTCACTGAATACATATCATAGTGAAATGTCTTGATAATGTGTCTACAATGTATTTTTGAAAGATAAACAAAACATTTTTCATTGTCAAATACAATGGACATAATGAACTCCATGAATATATTTGGTATATTTATTTTTATGTAAGCATGAAAAAGAAAAAATGACATAAAACAATAATCATGTATTATATTAAAGAGAAGCACAATGTTCAGAAACTACGCCCATGATGCAAAGGACCCTTCTGACAAACATTCATTTGAAATCCATGATGTGGATGTAGCCATTATCAATGGCATTAGGCGCACCATACTAACAGATATCCCAGTACCAGGGATGATAGGAGAGGAAGAACCTACTATTCAAATCATTAAAAACAATGGACCATTACACAATGAAATTATGATTCATCGCATTGGTTTGCTTCCTGTTTGTATGACAGAAGATGAAATTGAAGAATATGAAGATGGTTATGTGGAGCTTGAGTTGAATGTTTTGAATGAAGGGACAACTATGTTGAATGTTTCTACTGCAGATATCAAAGCAAAAAAAGGAGGTAAAGATGTAAATAAAAAAGATTTGGAAACATTGTTTCCTTCAAATCCTATTTCAAAGTCCCATATATTGATATCACGACTAAGAACAGGTGAGCAATTACATTTTAAGGCAAATGTAGTAAAAAAAACAGCAAGATACAATGCCGCATTCAGTCCTGTATCACTTGCAAATTTCTTCTATATGCAAGACCCTGAACAAGCCAAAAAAAAGGATAATATTCTTGACAAAGAGCGGGCATACCTGTCTAATAAATACGGTGAAGCAAATGCTGTTGTATTTGAGATAGAAAGTGTAAATCATTTGATAGGTCCAAAATATTTGGTTTCCAAATCTATTGAAATTATAGTGGATAAATTGAATAATTTGATTGCGAATATCAACTCGGAATCATTAGGAACAAATGATGTAAAATTGTATCCATTTGAAAATTTGCACAATACATACGAGTTTTCTATTCAAAATGAAGATGATACAATTGGAAACATCATACAATCCTTTGTACATAATAAATATGTCCGTGATGAAAAAGCTGTATTGGACGACATTCATTGTTCTTATATTGGATATGTTTGTCCTCATCCATTAAAAGCAGAATTAATCATTCGTATGACACTTGATGACCAAACAAATCAAGCAGTGTTTATCAGATTCTTGGAGATAAATTGCAGAGTTATCATAGATGAACTCTTGAATATGAAGAAAGAATGGAACAAATTCATGAATTAAATATTTATAATGTTTAGAATGCCAGGTATATTAAAAAATGGGAAAAATGATGCTAAGAAAAAGAATGTTCAAATAGATACAAAAACAAAGGAGGATTCTAATATACCATCTAGTTTGACACAATCATGGATTAATAGTTTTTTTCCACAAGCAAACATAGCAAAAAATAGACAGGAGGTTGCGAAAGAAAAAGCACAAGAAATTAGGCATTACGAAAGACAATTACAAAATAACAATAAATATGCTACATTATTTCCACAAGGTAGCCCGTATTTGAATTACTCTAATCATCAACCTAATACCCAACATCATCAACGTCCTGTTCAACGTCAATATGTTCAACCTGTTCATCAACATCAATATGTTCAACCTGTTCATCAACGTCAATATGTTCAACCTGTTCATCAACGTCAATATGTTCAACCTGTTGTATTTCCAAGAGGTGTTCCAAGTTCTCATCAAATTTTTCAACATAATGGACAATATTATATCAATCCATATTACAAACCAACTAACAAAGGACATGCTTATGCTCATGGTGGTAAAAAACAAAAGACTAAAAAATCTAAACAAAATAAGAAAACACCTAAGAAGAAGACATAATTTTTATTTATTTTTTATAAATAAAGGGAATAAATCTTATTATGATAGATGCATTCAATATAGTAGATGAAGAATTAGGAGAGATAGAATACTATGAAATTATAACTCTTGATGAAATTATCAAAGATAACCCTACATTTATTGCATTTTCCAGAGAAGAAATATTTGATGAACTTTACAATTTCTTTAAGAACTCTAATAAATCCGGAATGTTAACTGACCTATTCTATAAAAACAATACAGTCAATATCAAGAATTATGTTTTTATTGCAGATGCCAGTAAAAAACAGATAGAAGATGATATTGAAGAATTTTCTAAAGAATTTCAGATCATGACAAAAATGCGATACAAAGATAGTCAAACTGAAAAAAACAAGTATTTTTTTGCATTAGCTTATGATATGCATTCCAAGAATGTTCGTCTTAAACCTTACATGAAAACAACTATAGAGTTGCAAGATACTGTACAGAACATCAATATATTCTATCCTGTAAATGAATCTGATGATACTAATATTCCTATTATGGCAGCATATTATAATGCTCCAACTGCAACAGGTGAAGATTATATGTCGCAAAAAGTCATCTCACAACTTGACAAAGCAGATGCATTCAATTATGTAGAATCTGATGCTTTCTCAGACATCAATAAGTTAATTACAGTGGTTAAACCTAAAATGCAATCTATAATTGAAAAACTAAAGATAGACAAAGATGATTTCAACCTTGACTATAATCATCTGAATAATATGCTAAAAAGATTCAATACATCACTTGAAGAAATTGACATCAATGATTTTGAGCTACTCAAACAACATCTTCAGAAGTGTGTTGAAGATATTGATGAACATACTATCAAATACAAGAAGTACAAAATCAAAGAATTGGCAGTATCCAATGAAAAGATTGAATTTTATAATAAGATTCAAAACATAACCAAGTTGCTAACATTTACAGACAAGATGAAAGAAGAATATGCAGTATTAACAGAATCTTTGTTTGATGAAAAGGTGAATATGAATACTGCTCCATTGCTCTATAATAACATCAATGATATGGTGAATGCTGTCATAAATAATGACATATCTGTTGAAGAAGTCATTCAAAATCTGGAAGCAAATAGAAATGTTTTGGTTATTGATCATGTTATTAATACATTAAAGGGTATCTCTAAAAATGATGTGGAAAATATCACTAATATGCTCCAAGACCTCACAGAACGTTTCAAACTATTAAAAGGGACACTCAAAGATATATTTGAATTTCATTTCATTGAGCTATATGAAGATATAAAGGAAATAAAAGCAGGAAATGATTTCAGTGGTTATGAAGGTATCCCAGACGTCTATAAAAATGATTCTAAATTTGAAGGTATGAATGAAGAGGGTAATGATGATATTATGCCAGATATGAGTGTAAATGTTCATAGAATTGCACAAAAGTCTCTTGATAAATATTGGTTATCAATTGAATATAAAGATGCTCATGGATTCATTGAAATGCTTAAAATTTGTTTACCAATTATTGACAATGTACAGGATATTGCTGTATTAAATATAGATTATGATTTGTTATGCAAAGCTCTATATACCAAATTTGCAGGAGTTCCTACAAAATATGATATGATGCGTGAGATTCTTATCAAAGCAGATATGAAGATGTCAGATGCATACATTAAAGATGTTATCAAGATAACACCTAATACAGCATTATCACAAGCGCCTCAAGATGACATAGCATTATACATACAACAATGCAATAAAGAATTCATAACATATCTATATGATATGCTGTATATGTGTTTAGCATGGTGGTCATTAGTTGTACAAGAAGATATCATAAATGATACTCTGATATTTGATATGAACTTGTGTTCACCAACTTATATAGATAAATGGAGTATAGATGATTTACCTATCAAAGATACTAAACAAGAACGTGGAGTATTGGCATATCTTGCTGCAATTTTGGAAGATATTATGATAGATAACAATGAAATGGGAGTACCTCATGCTATATTAAAGAATTCTATGAAACATATTGAAGACAGTTTCTCAGATACTATATCAAGACTGAGAGAGAATGCAAAATCTGTCAACAAAAAAAGGGACAAAGGTGCAGAAACTTACACCAATCTTTTGGACACAATTAAAGAACGCAAGAAGAATAGGTTGTTGTCTGATTATGTAGATGCATTACTATACATGCCAAGTTATAAATACAAGAAAATCCATAAGTTTCTTTTAGGATGTTGTATGCAAAAGATTGGAAAACAATTTTTAGTAGACAGTGATATAGATCCTATGAATCGCAAAGGACTTATAGCAGCCAAAAAGAAATATGCATCTAATAGAGAGACAAACAAACCAAGATATGCAATGTATGTTCCTATGACAGATGAAAAACAACACCAGTCTGATTCAGATTCTGATTCTGATTCTGATTCAGATACATCTAATACATTTGTATTTCCTACAATGTTAGATAATTCTCCTCAAGATTCTATGACAGTTGAAGATTGGTTGGAGAGTATGCGAGATAAATCATCATTATTACCAAATAAACTCATTGATGAATTCCGTATACAAAAAAATACCAAAAATGCTCAACTTTATTCTGAAGTTTTTATACAATGTTTATGCAAAACAGCTGGAAACAAATTCCAAGAATTACAGGACCTATTCATGAATGAAAAGAATGTACATGACAGAAATATACTGAATACTCTATGTAAAATCTTCAACACATTTCCGACTGAATCTGAAAATGATAGGATGTTACTACAAACTGCTATAACATGTATTCAAGATACTCTGAAGGAACTTGATAAGCTCATAACATGTATCAATGAAAACAATAAGGCGGATATTTATCGTATTAAGAAATATATTACTGCAAGAGCATTATGTTTACCATGCAATCCAGATAATGCCAAAAACAATATACTGTATCCATCCATAAATGTTTCAAATGGATTTATCACTCAAATATCAAAGCAAGTGTATAGCACTATGATAAAGTATCTACATATGATTAACATGCCTACTATGGAAGATAATGTCAAGTTTATTAATACAATTAGAGAGCAAAATAAAGTCAAAATATTAAATGTTATGAATACAAAAACGATGGAAGAAAGAGATCTGATGAACTCTCTGAAAAAGATTGGACTGAAATATGAAAATGATGATGACAAACCATTTATCAATCCTGATAAACCTCAAACAGATGGCGATAATGATAATGATAATGATATTGAAGATGATGATATTGACAATGGTGACAATGATGAAGATGACTATAATGATAATGATGATTAAATAATTTCTAAGATTTTGTGGTTGTAGTACCAGGAAAAGTACATATACATAGCTTTCTCACCACTATTTTCAATTTTTATTTTTGTTATTATAATTTTATGTATATGTACTTTTTTGACTGCAAACAGATATAAGTATATAAGACAATATATGATATAAAGACAACATTATGCCTAGAAAGCAAAAGAGCCCTGATTTAAACAATGAAAAGAATGTAAAAAAGAATTTGCTTAATACTATGGTCAAAAATATGAATAAAGATGAACACATTGTATTACAGCTCCCATTATCCCAAACCCAAATTGAGAAGATAGTAAATACAGGAAAAACATGTAATAATAAGGCATACGACCTTTTACCATATGAGCACAATTGTTGCTATCTTGATGAACAATTCAATAATACATTGCAACAGGATAATGAAGTCATTTTTGAAAGAGAGTCTTCAGTCAATCACAAAAATCAGTGTTGCTTTTGGTGTTGTCATAACATTGATTACAAAGTTTATGGTATGCCTATAAACTATGATAGTATCAATGACTCTTATGTTTTGTATGGAACATTTTGTTCACTACAGTGTGCAAATGCTTATAACTTCTCTATACATACTGGAAGTGATAAACTATGGGAGGTCAATAGTATGATACAAATGCTTGGGAAGCGTTATGGATACAACAATTTTATTCGCCCTGCACCATCACGATATCTATTGAAAATGTTTAATGGAGATTTAACTATAGAAGAATTCCGTAAACTACATAAAAATAGTGAAACTACACATGTTTTAAATTTACCTCCAATGATAGCTATATCATCTGGTTATGAAGTAGTTAATACTTCCTACATCAAACGTATTTCTGAGAATGCTGACAGATAGATAATGTTTTTTTCATGCTTAAAAATGAAAAACTGATATAAAGATATGATGTCTTTATATCTACGTATCCTTAAGTATCTTTGATGCAGCAACAAGAAAACATCTACTTTACCCCTTACAGGGTATCAACAATAACGTGTAATGCAGACATAGGAAATGATATTAATCTTGATTTACATATACTATTTCAAAACATAGAAATCAAAGAAAGTACAAATGCTAATTTTATATGGATACAACATCTCAAAGAGAATGAAGAGCACTTCAGAGGTCTGTATCCTAAGAAAAAAAGGAAATCAAAATCTGAAAATAAAAAGAGCAGATTTGATAATCAAATAACAAGTATTTATAGATATAATGCTGAATATATGCCAAATATTAAAATATTTAAGAATGGAAATATTCAGCTGACGGGAATTAAAGACATCAAGCATCCTGAACAAATTGTACAGGACGTGATAAAAAATATTATCAGAATTTACAATGATATAGATAAAAAAATTATTTTAAACAATGAAAATAATACCAATCCTATTGAAAGGTTACAATACAGAAACTTTAAAATCAGAATGATAAACACTGATTTTAAAATATATCAAAATGAAGAATTTACTGAAAGATTCAGTATTAGGCGTAAGGAATTGCACAACATTCTTATAAGTCAAAAATATAATAACAAGAGTAGTTTTCAACCAGGTATTTATCAAGGTGTGAAACTTGAATATTTCTGGAATTCTGCACATGCTACGAAAAATGGATTATGCACATGCACTGGAAATTGCTTTGGGAAGAATCCTGGACACGGAGAAGGAAATTGTAAAAAAGTTACTGTGGCTATCTTTGAAAGCGGAAGTATACTCATAACAGGTGGTATAACATTTGAGCAAGTAAATGATGCATATTTCTATATCTGCAACATCATCAAAGATAACAAAAATGCTGTCAAAAAAAAAGTTCTATATGAAGACATCATGGCTTATGGAGCATAACACATGCTATTGTATTTGGTATCACTAAATTTGAATGGGTTATTCAAAATAGAATTGTTACCAGGTCTTGTATAAGTAGGAATATGATTTGGTGCATAAAAATGTGATGCATATGCAACTGCATCTGGTTCTATACGAGGTCCTCTGTAATCTTTGCTCCATTGTGTTTGAGTATATGCTGCATCAGGTGCATATAATCCTGCATGAGGCATGGGAGGAGGTATGCCTACATTTTCAGATGGGTCTAAATAACTAAATGGCATCTTTTATTATTTAAATACATATTTATTTTTGGTCTTTCTTAGGTAGTTTAGAAACATCTACATATTGATTAAACCAATCTTGTCCAACTTTTTTGGAAGCTTCTTCTGATGATACTTTGTCATTGATAATCTCTTCTCGCATCTTCAAAAAATAATTGAGATGATCATAATTAAAATCCTGACGCGTGCACATTTCAAATAACATAGGATATCTTTCTTCAAAAAATGCATGTTCAGATTGCAATTGCTTTATTCTATCTTCTAATGATGCATTGCCGCCTTTTTCAATATATGAACGGATATGTTTTACAGTATTCCTTATTTCAGCTGTTGTCATACCATCCTTAATAAAACTTTTATCATTATCTTGTGTAATTTCATTTCCCTTCCTTTTTTTGTCCATATGTTATATAGGTGTATATATTCTTTATATACTCCATTTTTATGTGTAAAATGCTTTTTTTATGCAAATCTGGAAGCAATTATACTGCAAGTGTTCACAAGGTATACAATCTGACAGATATTAGAATTCAGCGTAATTTTTTTACATTCAAAAAGGTAAAAATATTTGATATTGTAATACCACATCAGATGAATAAATTGGCTTATAAGTTTGCATTAGATGATATCAACAATTATATTCTTGGTAAAACATTTATTGTTAAAGAGGATAAAGGATATGTTTATCTGTATCGCGATAAGTATTACATAAATAATTGTATCAATAATATAATTTTTTCCAATTACATGATATACAGTAGCTAAAACATTTTCAACATCCTATTTGAAAAAAATGAAAAAAATGATATAAGATAATAAGATATACTTATACACAGAAGTATCTTGATATCTCATTGTTCTTTGAAAACCTTAACTATGACTACTGTTTGCAATACACTTACCCCTCCTTCCTCTGTTCATGAACTTATCCATTTAGTGTTTCAGGAATACAATGCTCAACAACAGACTGAAACATATTCTGATATTCTGATTAAAATCTTGAAAAAATATCATCTTTGGCCTGCTATGCAGGTAAAGAAATTTAAAGACAGTGAAAACATTGTACTATTGCATAATACCTACAAGCGTGAAGACGTAGCTCATTTTAAAGAGTTGTATGACCAATGTAGAAGCATTATATTGGACTTCACGCTTTCTCTGAATAACAATGTGGTTGTTTCATATGCTAATAACATTCCAGATAGAATATCTATAGATGATTATATACAACAACCAACTGACAAGTATCAGGCTGCTTATGATGGTACAATGTTGACTGTATATAAATATAATAATAAATGGTACTTTGGTACTTCCAGTTGTCCTGATGTCAATATTTCAAGATTTGCACACCCTACAAAAAGACATGGAGATATGCTTGATGATGTCCTCATGCATTATTTCAATTCTCATTTTACAGAGAATGAGTTGCAAGAATGCGATAAGACTACTATTTCTGACAAATTGCGACATCTCTTCACTGTCAACTTAGACCCAAGTTTAGCATATGAATTTGTCCTTCTTCACCATGAGAATGTGCATATGATTGACTATACAAATGCACTTGGTAGTGGCTACAAGGTCATGTTTCATATTAATTCAAAAAACAGATTTACTCTTGTAGAAGCAGATATCAGCAACACGCCTTTGACAAATATTGGGGTAATGTATCCAACATACTTCAATACCTTGCAAGAAGCCGAAGCTCATAATACTACACCATTCAGTTATGGTTTCATTGTCAAAAGCATTATGCTCAACGGCGGTAGTAGATTGTTCAAGATTTCTCCACCACACGTTGATTTTAAGGAGGAGACTGATCCTTGTCAACCCAATGTATGGCACAATATTCTGATGGTATATATGAAGAATAGCAAAGATTATCAGATTAATGATTACATTAAGACATATGCGCCTAATCTTGTGTTACCCATTGATAATAAAGGTAGGTTCATAGATGCTACATACCTTGTTCATACAATGATTTCAACTTTGAAAGATGTATTGTACAATCTGTATGTTGCAACTACAACATACAACACAAAGACCAATCGGTTCAAGATGAATATTGACCTTGATAAACAGTTTCCTCCTGTTATCAGGTTTCATCTTGCCCAGTTGCGCCATAAACAACAGAAAGATTACCCAAATGCTTTCCTCAAATCAAAGGATGTGTATCATTACATTTGCCATTGTAATAATGTGAAAAACATCAGGCTTCTTGTGTCCTATTTCGCCACTTCAGTTGGGTACAATATTCCAGAGAGGTCAGCATTATGCCTGACAATCTTGAATGGATTGTTGTAAAATAAAATAAGTTTCACAAAATAAGTTTCACAAAATAAAAAACAAAAAAATAATATTTTTTATTTTTGCATCATCACTCCAAATACTGATAAGTACCCTTGTGAAAAAAGTAAATAGTAGAGTTTTTAGAGACAAATACAAAAATAAACTCATCATATTATACAAACATATCATATAAGTTGTTATATGAAGAAAAATATAAGGACTAATAATCAGAGGTCTACGTGTTGAAAGATATTTTTTTATGATTTCTTGAACACCGCCCATTGATTTAAGAAACTGAATTGTTTTTGTATAGCATCCTTGTCAAGTTCTAGAATGTCTTGGTCAAGATGTGTATAATCTTCCTGAGATTCTGGGATTTTTGCCTTGAGTTTGTTAAAGGTTTCTTCAAACATCTCAGATTCTACAAGTTCAAGACCACGTTCTTTGGCTTTATCAACAAGTAGTTTAAATGATACCATATATTCAGGAATAAGTTTTTGCGTATTTTCTATATAAACATCAATCTTTTTACCATACATGCTCTTGACATCCTTTGCATATCGCCTAATAATTGCCCATACAGGCATACCGTGTTGATAATCTGCATATAATTTTCTACCCTCCATCATATCACCGCCATTTGCAACTATTTCTTTTTCTACCTTATCACCATTCATGAAAGTACAGAAGAATACACCATTTTTCTTCAAGTTCTGTTGTACATTATCCAAGAAGCCATCCAGTTTTTGTTCAGTTTCAAAGAAATAATGTACAGCAAACATACATGAAATGGCATCAAAACCATCTGCGCCTTTACCAGCTATGTATTTCATATGACTATCAACTGACGATTGTCTGTTCATAACTATCTTCATGACCTTGGTACTTTCTGCATCACTGAGAACTGTAGCAGCTTGTCCATTTTTAATAGGAACACAACAGTCTCCTACAGCAAATACCATATCAGGAAAGAATCCCTTTCTATCATTGTTTCTCATGAACTGTGTTCTGCGTTTTAACATACGTGAATAACATCCACTCTTGGGATTATAAATGTTTTTCTTTACTAAATCTATACCCATTATAAAGTTGTAACCAGAATCTAACCATCTATTCATGTCTCCTGCCTCTCCACAACACAATTCAAGGATACTGCCTTTTTTGGTAGGTTTATCATATAATTGTTTCTTGATTCCTTGATTATGAAAATTCAACATATGAATTGATAACAAGTAATCTCTGGGAATATTCCTATTATAATACACATCATCTGTATCAAGTAAACGTTCACATTGCAAATCTGATGCCTCTTTATTATATACAGGTTCATTACCCATTATCATTGCATTTGTAACAGGGTTGTGAATAGAACGCCATATGTTGAGAGCAACCCCTAATTCATTTGCTGTTTTACTGAGAATACCTTTTCTGAATATACGTGTCTTGTCATCTCTGACACGCACTGGTTTCCATCTTTCACTTACTGGAATACTGGTATCATTGATATATCTGAACTCTACAATACTATCATTTTCTATCTTATCACCATTCTCTGCACGAAGTTCTCCTTTACTATTTTGTCTAATATGTGAATATTCTATACCAGGTGAATAGTATATGGTTGGTCTAAATAGCACTGGAATGTATGATTGTTGGTTTGGTCTATTTTGTCTGGCATAATCTTTGTCATATCTCAGTTTAAGACCTTTTTGAATATCAATATCTTCCCATTGTGATGCATTATACCCTACATAGAGTTTGGCTTCTTTATATTTCAAACCACTTTTATTGATAGTCTTGTCAACTTGCACTAAGAAATCAATTGTATTCTGTTCATCTGGTTTCCATTTAAATACCCTATCCCATTTCACATTATCTGTCAGCTTGACAGGAAGATTGGTATAATATGAATATACAGCAAGTTTAGCAGGAGTGAATATAAGACCATCTATATCATATGGGTATATCTGGTGTTTTGTAAGAATCTCTTTGGAGTCTTTCAAAATATCTTCTGAATACTTGTGCTCTTTTACTATGAAGTCTAACACAGATGTCCCGGATTTCTTAGAAATAAGCTTTTGGAATTGTTGTAAATATTTGTAGCGACTATCTTTAGAAGTATCATCATGCATGAGTGGGAACGATGTTATGCATTTACCACCTACATAATACATATCAAATGCTGCAAATAAGCCATTAGTTGCATTATCATTGCGTTTATCACATGTTATATATTCACCATCTATGAGAGAGTTATATGCTGCTTGTGATACAGTCAATCCAGTATCTTCAACTCGGTAGGTATTATTAATGAGAAATACCTTACCTTTACCATTTACATACATCAGGATTCTTTCTCCATCTGCTTTCTCAGTAACTGTATAACCTGTCAAAATACTAACAGCTCCATATTCCTTGGGATTGATGAGATTGACACGTTCCAGTGTTACAGGTTTTGGTGCAAGTAAAGGAATGTCTCCAGACCTCTTGTTGTAATGACTTATTTCTATGTCTTTTTTCACCATTTCATAATACTCATCTAAAACCTCTTGCTGTTGTGCCTTTGTAAGCAACATAGACGACATAGAAATTGCTTGCATAACACGTACCACTGCTTGTAAAACCGTATTTTCATCAGTATTGGCTGTAAAGATAATTTTAAAGGCATAACTTTGCTGTTCTCTCAAGACATTTGATTGTTTAAAGGTATAATGTTCTTCGTCTGATGTTTTACACAGACTTGCTATGTATGTTATGTGTGCTTCGTCAGACGCCTTACAGTCCTTTGACTTGCAAGTATACTTGATATACTTCCTTAATGTATACCTTTTGCGAACATCATCCCATTTATCTGGAACTGTTGAAGGAGTTTTATTATATAAGCTAATGGATAAATTATAATCAAATGTATCTGTAATGTCATCTGATTGAATTACTTTAGATTTTATCCATGTTGTGTTATTTCTATCAAACGAATCTGATTTACAGTACTGTAGAACATTGGGCATTCCTGATAATAGCATGACATCACTATCATATGTAGCTTCAAGTGTTTCTGATTCAATTTTTTCGGTCATGTCTACCAAAGACCTGAAGACATTGGTAAAATTGTTAAAATCAGATTCTACAAAATGCCCATCTTTTTTGATAAAAGCAATCTCCAACTCATATGTATCATTGTTTTTCAGTAATTCAATGTGATTCTTAATGATACTAAATATTGGTAAATCCTTGCTCAGTTCCATGATGTATATCTATATTAAGTATATAATATTTAAGTAATCATTTTTTGTTTTAAGGGCAGATATAAAAAAATGATATATAATTAGACATATATATCATGGCTTCGTCTACTGAACTGTTTGTTCCGATTAAATTCAAGACAACTGTCCAATTGAAACCCAATGAAGTTGGACCTAATATTGAAGAAATTATTTATACAAAGCTGAAAAACAATTTGGAAAATATGTGCTCCAAGCACGGATATATCAAGAGAAATAGTATTAAAGTTGTAAAAAGGTCAATTGGACATATCAAAATTCCTCATTTCAATGGACAGATAGTGTATGAATTACAATGTGTAGCTGAAATTTGCAATCCAGCTCAAGGGTCTATTATCAAATGCAGAGTCAAAGCAAAAAATTCTATGGGATTATTGGCTGAAGGGCTTTATGATAATATTCCTATATTAGAGGTCATAGTTCCAAAGATATCTGCAGGAATTCAGTCAGAGGTTAACATAGATACTGTATCTATAGGAGATGATATTAATATAGAAGTATGTGGAAAAAAATTACTACTGTATGATAAGCATATTTCAATTATTGGCAAGATCATCAAAGATAAGATACAATATGTAAAGAATGAACTAAATGAAGATAAGGATGAAGAATATGAAGGCAAATCAGATATGTTGGGAGGCGATCCAGATATTGTTGATGAAGTTATTATAGAAGATGGTGATGAAGAAGATGCAGAAGAAGAGGAAGAAGAGGAAGAAGATGAAGAAGATGTTGATGATGAGAATTTATCTGAAGATGAAGAAGAAGAGTTTGATGATGGTGATGAACTGGAAATTGAAGATGTTCCTGAAGATGTACCAGAAGATGAGTTTCATGAAGATGAATAATACATATAAATGATAAGTATGTAATATATGGAATGGACAATGAAAAACTTGAACTATGTAGGTATGTTCAAAATAATATAAGCAAATTATGTCAAACTGAAATTGATGAAATCTTCAAAATATTGCACAAAAATAACAGTACGTATACTCAAAATAATAATGGGGTTTTTGTTAATCTTAATTGGGTAGATACAGATATCTTACAAAAATTACACGACTATGTCTCATTTTGTATTAAATCACAAAGTGAAATATCAAAATATGAACTTATGAAAAACATGCTCAATGATAGCATGGTAAACAAAGAAAAACATGAAGATGATGCATCAATATCTTGTGCATATTCATCATCAAACATTGTACAAAATGTCTGTAAAGTCCCTAAGATATCATCAAGTATGAAGTTCTATCTTTTGAAAAAGAAGTTTTTGAAGAAAAATAGTGCTGTGAGTATCATGAACACTAATATTCTGAATTATGAGGAATATGTTATTTAATTAAAAAATGATATAATCAGAAGATGTTATAAGATAACACAATGGAAGTTTTACTGCAAAAAACATTACCTCTCAAGGGAGATACGGAAGGTATTGTGTGGGTATATTCAGAAAAACCAGATATATGGTCAAAATATGCACAATATGTTGAAGAAGTTCCTAAGAATATTCCTGTAGAAGTTCCTAAGAATATTCCTATAGAAGTTCCTAAGAATATTCCCATAGAAGTTCCTAAGAATATTCCCATAGAAGTTCCTAAGAATATTCCCATAGAAGTTCCTATAGAAGTTCCTATAGAAGTTCCTATAGAAGTTCCTATAGAAGTTCCTATAGAAGTTCCTAAGAATATTCCTCCAAAACCTGAAAAAAAAGGTGCTAAAACACAAAAGATATTGCCTATGGAAATAATTATTCAATTATCTCAAAACAATATTATGAATACAGACCATATCAAACAACAGTTGCATACATTCATATCACAAAAAGAATTTAGCAAAGCATTTGGTGTGAAAAAATGTTCTGAAATTATGTCAGGAATAACCAACAATAAATGGAACAAAAGCTTAGTATTATTCCTGTCATTCTTATTTGATACAAAATTTATATATCTGAACAAAGAGGTTGTATTTGATAATGATAAATGCAATAGTGTCATACATATTTAACCCTTGAAGATTTAATATACAAATCTCTTCGGGGTTGTTAAATTGTAGCTAGCAACTTTAATCTTGATTTTTTATTTCAATTTTCTTTTAGACTGGTGTTGGTGTATAACTGTTATTTAATGACGCTTTAGCTATTTTAATCTTTGCTATTTTAATCAATTCTTCCATATCATTTTTAGATAATTTAATATCAGAGTGTTCACCAATTTTTTGCAATAAAATATTTAAATATTGTATGTTTATTTTATCCTTCCTAAATTTTATTAACAAGTTTTTAGTTATTTTTACAAATAATTTCTTTTTCATTTCAATATCATTTACATTTGTTGATATCATATATTCCGGATTTCTCATAGTTCCTTCTGTAAATTCACAAACTATATTCATATAATTATTATTGTCAAATTCATTTACAGTAATATAAATTTTCTTAAATTGACCATGGTCTTGTATATCATAATATCTATATAGTTGATGTGTTTTTGGACTTATTGTTGAATATACATAAATTTTTTTGAGAAATGATTCATCAATTGAGAAATTAGACTCATACTGTTTAGATGTTTTTTTTGGTGATCTTCTAACAAACCTTAATGAAAATTTTAGTTCATTATATTGATATAACAAATGTGTGAATTTATTAAGAATACCTTGTATAATTTCAATTGGTATATTATCATCATAATGTAATGCTCTTAATTTATCACCAATATCATTTACTATTTTATCATAATATTCGTTCTTTTCGTAGAAATTAAATAAATCAAACAAATTTGATTTGAAAATGATATTACCACTGTGTTTATCATATAATATTCTTACAAATACATCATAGTCTTGAAATGTTGTATCTATGAATATACTCAAAAAATTGTTATCAATATATGTATAATATCTTTTATATTGTTCATTTTGTGCTAGTCCTATAATATACCGTTGTAGTTCTTCATCTATATTGACATTTTGCCTTGCTCTTGATGAAGTATCAGACATTTGGGACATTCTTTCTAATATGTACATATAAAAATTATTGATGTTGAATCATCAAAATGCTAATATATATTATATAGGTGTGTATATGAAGTATTTACGTTTACCATCAAGTTGTCCTAAACCAAAAAATAATCTTTTGTTGTTCAGTTTATCATTGTTAATAATGTCATTTACACTAATTGTAGGTTGGTGTATCAATGAGTAGCAAATTTTACTTTGGCTTGTATTCAGGTATTAATGTCATCCTATTCATTTTCAAAAGTTCTTCAGCTATATATACACAGTTATTGTCTTTTGTATCAGACATGTTCTGTACACCCATTTGTTGCATAATAGTGTCATGTACTGGTTTCTGCAAGGAAGTACATACTATACCTGTCTTTGCTGATTTACTTGCTCCTGCTGTTAGTAGCTTGAATACATTTGTATATGTACTTTTCTTTTTATCTAAAATAGGAACTATCATGCCCCATGCAACCTGTTCTTGCGACATATCAAGAGGCTTTGATTGCCTTGTCCTGTTTGCAATCAATTCATTCTCTTCACGTTCAGTTAAGTCTCTATATCTATCTCCTGTATATACAATGGCTTCAAATTTCTTATCATCAAAAATATTCACATAGCCTATATATTTTTTGGTTTCTGTTTTAAGTCTGATTTCATGTTTGCCTATTAAAGCACCTTGAGTGTATAATATATTTGCTATGAATGTATCCACTTCTGATAATTCAGCTGATTCAATGAATGTCTTCACAAGTTCTTCAAAACATTGTGGTTGCAACCACATATATAAAGCAACTGTAGCATAGTAATTATTCTTTTTCATCAATGCATCTAATTTTGCATAATTGCATTTTTTAGAAGACTGTTCAGATTTCTTGACAACAGGCTCTTCATATGTAATACGAATCTTTGTTATTTTTTCAGGTTGTACATTTATAATATGCAATCCATCCTCGTGTGGTATCAAAATATATCCATCTATCAATATATTTGGATATACAGATTGTTGAATTGCAGTATGTGTTATTTGTTTATTGAAATTGACATAATCATATATATTGTCAAATGACACATACCTTTCTCCTGTATGTATACTTTGTAAAACTATTCTTCTAATTTTATTCTGAATAGCTACTGTAAAATGTTTGTAAGATTCTTTTCTAAGTTCAGATATGTCTTTATTACTGTCTTGAACAAATTCAATACCACACATTGGTTCTTCATTTTTTTCATCACCATATGCGTGTTGTATAACAGTATTTTGTGAAGTTTTGATGTTAATGTTTCCAAGTTCAAACAAACTTTTAGGGAAATAATTGATATTTTTCATAAGACTGCAATCAACTGCATGGTCTCTTATTACCTTTTCAATGACATTGGATTGTATTTGTTTATGTGCTGCAATTCTAAATGCATGAATATCTGTAGATTCTTTATGTGAATTATCAAGGGATGTATTATTAGATGCATGCATAAATACTGTAGTGTTGCGTTCTTCAAGTGGTAGGTCTTGATGTCTGCAATTACGAATACCACGTCCAATGATTTGTGTAACCCTGTTAAAATGAAACCAAGGTTCAACAAGATGCATCTCTCTTACATTGTAAAAGCTGAGTCCTTCCCCTGCAACTGGTGTTATCAGTATAACTTTTACTTGTGAACCATCAATATTCTTGGGACTATTGATTATTTTCAACAGATTGTCAATGCTTGTAGAACCCATGACATCATTGTTATCACTTGTCATAATGCAATATTTGGGATGTTTGATACCTGCATATTTAGGAGCATCTTCAATAATTTGAGGATTGTGCAAAATATTGTTGGCACCTTCTCGTTGAAACCCCATGTGTTCCAAACATACAGCAAGCGGTATAATACCAGACCATATGTATCCTGAATATATAACAGTGATACCTTGTGTATTCTTAAGAATATTACAAATATTTAAAAACTTTCCTGAGTATTTTCCAAGATATTCTTGTTCAGGCATTAGGGCATTTGTATATTTTTTGTTGTACCTAACTTGTAGCGCATTTGTATTATCAGTACGTGTAAAAAATGTATTGAACCCTTTCTCTCCTACTGTATTGTCATATACAATATTCATAGGTTGTAAGTTATTGAATACATTATTTTCATCACCAGATTCATGTTCTGTTATATATTCTTGTTGTTTTGAACCTAACTGAGAAATTACAATTCCTTCATCAACATGTTTGAGCCATCCTTTGTACATTTCTGGTATCTTCTTGTCATTGGAGTCATACTCAAATTCATGTGTCAAAAAAGGTATACTAGACATATATTTGGGTGATAGTTTCAAAGCAAATGTAAAAGGGTTCTTACCTTTGAGGTAAGATATGTAGTTTGTTGCAAGATGTTCTATCATTTGTATTGCTGTCTGATTACGGATTCCATTAGTAAAACAAGCTGGAAATGGATATTGTTGTAGTATGTCTGTTCTTTTATCATTCAATAGCAATAAATATAATAGGTCATATATGTCTTCTGGTGTATTATACATTGGTGTAGCAGATAACAGTACAAGTCTGTTATTCAAACCTTGTTGCAATACATTTGTCAATGTTGTATACACTCTCTTTTCATCATTCATAGAACGAATATTATGAGCCTCGTCAATAATGATAACCTTATCTTTTACTGTTTTGTTTTTTTGCGTATATTCGGTGTCAATAAATGTGGCAAATGCTTCATATGTAAAAAGTTTGTATCTGGATTGAATAAGTTTTTTAAGTTTTGTTGTTATCTTAGCTTTGTCATTCTCTTTCATAAGATGAAGCAAATCCATGTATAATTCACCAGTACATTGATTTGCAAGATACTCAAAGTTCTCAAAATTTGCCAGACTGAATATTTGTTCTTTAAAGCTTTGTTTCAGTGCTTTTGGCATGACAACCCAGATTTTTGCTTCATTGTATGTAGCATGAGATGTTAGAAAGCCTTCTGCTAATGTAATAGCTGAACATGTTTTTCCAACTCCAACTGCATGATATAGCAAAATACTTTTATAAGGTGTGCGTGCAGATATATAATGACTTACAAAATATTGGTATAATGTTTTCTCAAATTCTCCACATAACTTCTTTGAAATATCTTCAAAATCTTTTTTAGACTTGATATTAGGATATACAGGAACTTGATACAATTGGTATTCATTTAGGTTTACGAGTTTTTCTCTAAAATATTTATCATCTAATGATGGGTAATATAAATCATCTATGGAAACCAATGATTTAAGTTGTTTATTTGAAACAGGTTGAAAAATTGGTTGTGGAATGTTAATAGGTGCTGAATTTAGTATTGGAGAGTCTTGTTTTGCTTTCTTATTGTGTTCTGCCAGTATGGGCTCACATTGTCTATGAATTTCTTTCAAAATGTTGCTTTTATCTGACAGTGTATATTTTGATATAGGATTCTTAGTTTTGTTTTGAGACCAGAACAAACAATCTTGCAAATTAAGTGGTCTTGATAATATATTTGTTTTAGGATTTTTGAGTACTTTAGGTGATGCTGCTTTAGGTGATGCTGCTTTAGGTGATACTGCTTTAGGTGATACTGCTTTAGGTGATACTGCTTTAGGTGATGCTGCTTTAGGTGATACTGGTTTAGGTGTCATTATAATACCAAGTTCTGCACATTTTTTGTCCAAATTCTTGTATATTGCTGATGTTTTAGATATTTTGTATTTAGAAAGAGGATTTTTTGGATTGTTTGGATTTTGTCTCTTGTTTGCTATCCATTCTTCGCAAATGTCTGTAGTTATTTGTTGTTCTCTATGAGGTTCATTTACAGGTGATGACGAAATTGAGAAATCTTCACATTTTGTATTGATTTCATGATATATCTTAGAATCTGGTGAAACTTTGTAATTTGTTATAGGGTTTTTAGGAGATTTGGGATGTTTCTTTTTATTTTCTTTCCATTTCACACAATCATCCTTTGTTAACTGTCGCTTCAGCAATCCAGGCATATCTCTCTATCTTGTATGTACAAATTATTCAAAAAATAATATCCATATATTATAGGAATGTCTGATGCTGATATTGCAGATTTTAACCAACAATTAGAATACATTGATGCATCAATACAGTCTGTAAATGTTCTTGACCAATTGCCATCATATAATTATGTAGATACAGAAATATTTATAAATAACATTAGCAAAGAGCTGGAACAACAGAAGATTGTGAATGGATTGCTATTGTCAAACGAAGATGTCATCAAGATGCATGTAGACAAGGTCAAAACATTTGCAGATACAAATGCATCAAAAGTTGCTGAACAATTACAGCAATTGAAATCAATAACTACAGAACTTAAAGATGTTGTTGGACAAAATTGTGAGTTAAAATCAAGATACACTGAAGTCAATGAACTTTCTGCAAATGAAAAATACGTAGAACTAGCAAAGAATATTCAGGATATCAAGAAGCAAAAACAAGATATCATGGATTTTCTAAAAAAAAACGCAATTATTGCACCACCATTGAGTGCATGATGTTATATGAAATAATCGTCTTATTAGATAGATATATTTCTATGTATCAGATGTATATAAGATATGTCAAATATAAGTATTATGCACCTGTGTACCTGCCATGCAATTATGCACCTGTATATATACCTTATTTCATGTAATATTACAACATTTTTTCATGTTTTTTTATAACAATATCTGTTTTTTTTATAATTTGCTGTCTTTCTATATTATATGCTTTGATATGTTGAAGAACTTCATCAATTGTGAACCAATTAAGTGCACGCACTTCTCTCATTTGTTCTATACAATTTGTATCAACAGAAAGTTCTACATTATTGTCTCTTATTTTTGCAACATAATAGGTATGTTTATAGAGAATGTTATTGGTGCCAAAAAATATTTCTTCAAAAGGTAAGATATCACCAATAATTTCAATGTCATCTGCAGAAAGCCTTGTTTCTTCACAGAATTCTCTAACACCGCAGTCTAAATCCGCTTCCTTGAGCTTTTTCCTTCCCTTTGGAAATCCCCATTCTTGTTCTTGCTCTGTAGGTTGTACAATATTTACTATGATATTGGGCAAAATATTACTTGTATTTAGATACTCAAATTTATGCTTGGATTCAGTGTATTCAGTTGTATGTTTTATGTTAGATGTATTGTTCTGATACCATGCATAATTCCATATTTCATCAAATGGCTTTTTGAGTAACAAATTCTTTTCATTACTTGTCATAGATGATATCAACTGTCTAATATACATTGTATCACTTACGCTGTATTTTCCTCTTATGAATTCCATGAATGACAGACTATCTTTTCTTTGAATCATAAGATACTCAATAATGTTATTATTTAATCTATAACAGATTATTCCAAAACTCATAATAGGGTGGATACAATCTTTATACAAATGTCCATTTATACCACAATTTCTGCATGTCTGTGGTCGCACATATTGTTTCTTTTCAGAAGCTGGATGTGATAGGCTTTGCAAACTCGTAGATGCTTGTATCTCATCATCTTTTCTTTTTTTCATATAACAGTTATATTACAAATACATCTTTATTTTATATGATTTCTGATATAATCTATATTTATGGTTGGGAGACATGGAGAACATTCCCATAGATGTGTCTTAAGGTATGTCCTTATAGTATATGATTTAGGATATAGATGATATAGACCATACTTAGTATCTTCCATAAACTTCTGATATCTGCTGTCTATCAGGTGTTTACTTTCATATGGTAACACTATCATTAATTGTATAGTGGTAGTAAGAGGAACTTGCTTGTTTCTCATAATGGGTTGCTTTGTTCCTAATGAATAATTGGCAATATCTTTTACAGACGGAGGATATTCATAAGGATAGTACCATGTATTATCATGAGGTTTTTGTTTATAATATGCATATGTCCAATATATACCTGTTATGTATTGTGCACACGCTATTTGTATAACAGAAGAATCAATAGCTATGTTAGTATGGAATAAATATTTGTAATATGTCTGTCGCCATTTTTCAATGTCAGAATAAATCTTTTCAGCTATGCTATCTTTATTCTTAATAGCATAGAATTCACTTTTGTTTGTATTATGTATGTCGTGTCGTTTTGATTTAATATATTTATCTGTTTCATTGTAAATATCTTTATCTTCAGATTTTGCTAATTGTTGCAAGATATCAGACAATGCCGCGTAATTAATAGTTGAATTCTGCACAAGTAGTCCATATGTATTATAAGATGTACCTGTTAACAATATTAACCTATCTAAACCATCTGCCTTCAAGTTAAGTGTTAGTAAATGTGGCAGAAAATCATTACCCAATAGAGAACACATTACACAATATGATTCTATAACATCTTTTTCATCTACTACATGTGATTCAAGATTCCATCTTTTTGTCAATTCTTGTATAATTGCTGCACGAAGGTTTTCAATATTCAAATATGTTTGGGAATCAGCTGTTTCACGCATAAGATAGATATTTTTCCTATGGCTCATTAGACATAATATGATAAGGTCAGCATCAAGCCCATTGATAATAATTGATGCATCTGTTTCTTCTGATTTGAGTTTTGCAAATATCTTGTGTTCTCCTTCTCCATATTCATCACTTCCACTGTAATACATGTCAGTTGACAGAGTATTGTACCTAATTTGTCTCTTGAAATAATTGTTTAATTTTTTCATAAATTCTGTTCCTGGTGTGATAGCATTTGTATCCCAAATAGGCGAATGGTTATCTATCTTGTTTCTATAAACTGAAAGATATCTGCGTTTTCTCTGTTGTATCATTTTGGCTAAAGGTACAATTCCATCAACGCATATGAATATTTTTTTTGGTTTCATTACAGATATATCTTGTACAACTTTGATATATAACTCATTTATAATGTGTTCTTCATCTGCTGTTGCAAGTTTTGCACATACTGGGTGAATAACACCATTAAAGTCCATACAGTATATGTCTGGATTGCACGGGAGTTTATTTGACATAATATTACTATAACTTTTGGTTAGTGTGTAGAAGTAATAAGGAATTCCCATGATGAAAGCTTAGATATCCATATTTATATTGTTTTATATTCATTTTTTATTTTTCTTAGTATTGATATAGATAGAGAATAAATAAACAAATGGCTTTTTTGGACTACTTTGTAGGAGTTACACAATCTAAGTATGCTGCAGTTGCTATTTTTTCTGCAATTTTTATTATTTGCATAGGTATCTTATTAACAAACACTGAGATTAGTATTGGCAATAGATTGATAATTGTATTCTTCATAATGCTCTTTTCTATCTTCCCTGTCGGGTTGTCATTATTTGAACTCACATGTATGGTAACTGGTTCAAAAGGAAATAAAATGAATGCATGCAATATATTTGCATGGTTTGTAAGCATCATGGTAATTGTTTATTGCTTCATTTTAATTATTCTATCACTTATTTCAACATTTACTTACAAGAAAGCCATATCCAAAATAGAAACTGCTGAAACATATAACAATATATCAAAAGAAGATGCAGAAATCATTGCTAAAAATATGATGCAACAAAATCATGATTCTCGTAATGACATTGTACCTACTACTATGACAATGCCTCAGCAGCAAGAAACTTCCGATAATTCATTACTATCTGCACCTATGGATGCTGTCAATGATATACAAGGATATGATGGTGCTTCCCCTAATATGTATGGCGAAGATGTAATGCAATACACGCAACAACCAGTATCAGTGGAAAGATTTTCTAATAAACAAAAAAAAGATGAATCTGAAGTTACACCTGAGCCATTCAGCGACGATTCAAATTTCGCTCTGATTGCATAGTTCTTGGACGTAGTTGCATTGCATGCACATTTGTTCTTTATTTTTTGCCATCAGATGATTGTAGAGTTCTTCTACGCTTTTTGTCAATCTGTTCTGCTTGTTGTGGTGAAGAATTGTCAGTTCCAATAGATATTAAAGTATACACATCCTGGCTATTTGAATTATTAGACCTTTGTGCCAACATTCCATTTGGTTTTACACTTTTGAAGAAGTAAAATGACACAAAGGTCTGTTAAAAAAAGATTTTATACAAATACAAATATATATTATAAAGGTAAATCAAAGTGCGTATTTTGACGAACTTGACATATTTTATGTAGACAATGTGTTCAGTTTATGTTTATTTTCTTCTGATATATTTGAATCTAAATAATACCATGATTTAACAGTTGAATCCCATCTTGCTCCAAGTCTTTTCGCTTTATCCTTGTCAGTGTATTGAATCTTTATATAATTCTTCTTTTCTGTTGTTGATGATGTTGATGATGTTGATGCTGATTGTTTTATTTCTAGTAATTGCTTTATATTTTCTTCAGGTATTTTGCTTGTATTCACATACCAATATTTACGTTCATTGTTCCAACATGCACCAAGCTCCTTTGCTTTCTCTTTGTCAAAATAACCTATATCCAATTTGATAATATCTGACGTATTCTTTACACTACCAACTGCAAGGTTAGCCAATCTATCAGCTTCTGAATTACCTTTTGAATGCACATCATCTTTTTCTGTATGTGCCTTGATATAGTGTAATTTAACATTAGGTTTATTTTTGTAGAGCTCGTGAGCTCTTTTAACAAGTTCTTTATTAGGAACTTTATCATTCCATCCATTCTTCTCAAGCTTATTTCCATATGTTGATGCACATTTGATGACATATTCAGAATCTGTATATACATGAACTGTGGTATTCTGCTGAATATCATTTTGCAAGATTTCCAAACATCTAATGAATGCAGTCAGTTCACCTGTATTATTGCTCTGTTTTCCAACAACAATATTATATTCATTTCTTCCATCATCTTCTCCAAAATACACTGCATACCCTGCCTTTGCAGAAGGCTTCCCGTTGTTAATACACGAACCATCAATATAGACATTGATACTCATTGTTGACATATTGTGTATAGAGATATATATATTGTAATCATTTTTTATACAAACAAGAAAGTACATATACATATTTTTTGTTAAGCTATATACAAAGTTCAAGATTTGTATCAAAAACTTGTGTATATGTACTTTCTTGGTTTAAGAATATAACAAGATGTATCTAAGTATATATCATGGAAAACTTGTCTCCACTCTTTAAAGAACTGTATCATGAGTGGTTCACAAATACTCAATTTTGGTTTGACAAAAACGAAAAGTACGATATATATTTGGCTGATAAATATTTTGCAAAGATAGAGGGTATATATGGGTATCGTGATGAATTGATATCAAAAGATGCTGATGTTCAAATAGGAGCAATTATTGCATTTGACCAAATTCCTAGACACCATAATCGTATTAAACCTGTTAATTGTCTTGTTTATTCCAAAATTGCTGCTGATATAGCTCTGGGACTCATGTCTACATTATCTAACAATGTATATGAGTATGGTTGTATTCCTGCATATGAATGGTGTTTTATATTGCTTCCATTTCGTCATATTAATGATATAGAAAGGTTGAACACTATAGTAAGATTTGTTATAGAAAAACATAATAATTTAGATACACTCCCGTTGGAAAAACCCATTTTTAAAAAATACTTATTAAAAACATTGAATCATGTGTATAAGGTAAATAGTCAAAAGATTATTTTGCAACAAAAAGATACTCATAAAATATACCAAAATACTATTAACCAATGGACTAAATATACAGAAGTTCTTCACAATGCACCTTCTGTACCTATTAAAATGCAATGTGATGAATTGCAACCTATATTTACCAAGATGCAATATACGACAAGACATATAACAAGCGAGAATATTATTCTATCTCTGTCAGGTGGCGTTGATAGCTGTGTATGTCTTTATTTATTAAAGCAAATGCTACCACATAATAATATAGTCGCAGTTCATATAAATTACAATAATAGTCCACAAGAAAATCTACAGGAACTGAAATTCGTGCGCAAGTATTGTGGTCTGATAAACGTCAAATTGTTTCATAGGACAATTCATGAAATACAAAGAGATGATTGTCATATGCATGGATTGCGTGATTTATACGAAAATATAACAAAAGATATTCGTTTTGATGTTTATAAACAGGTAAGTGAATATTTTGGGAATGACGAGAAGACATTTGTTGTTTTGGGTCATAATATGGATGATTGTTTTGAAAACATATTGACCAATATAAGTAATAAATCTAATTATGATAACCTTAGTGGTATTTCACATTTCAGTGTAGTTTCTGATATCAATCTCTGGAGACCTATGTTAGATATTAGAAAACATGATATATTGAAATTTGCTATACACAATTATATACCTTTCTTAAAAAATAGTACACCATCATGGTCAACAAGAGGCAAAATAAGAGAAGTTGTTTATCCAGCACTTGAAAATATTAATCCGGAAATAATGAATGCTTTCTTTATACTCAAAGATTACATGCACGCATATCATGAATTAATTGACAATTTTGTGTTGCAAGATATGATAAATGCATTTGTTATGTTTGAAGAAGCACAACATCAGGCTTATAGAGGTGTTTTTGATAGAGACAAGTTGATATGTATATTTAGTATCTGGAAGCAAATTTTTGAATCAACTAAATTTAAGACATTGTTTGGAAACAAAAAAATATCTAACAAATCTATTACTGAATTTAGTAAATGCTTACAAAGGTTTAAAGACAACTCTAAAATAAAAATGAAGTATATACTAAGACATGATATTCATGTTGTTTTAGAAAATCAAGAAAATAAAAATGTATCTATGACAATTTTTTTGGTCTAATACCAAATGGATGTTTCATATGCATAGGTGCTTGTTGCTCATGTTTAGATGACGTCAATTGTTTTCTCGCTGATACATCGTCTGGTTTCCACGATATATATATTGTATTGTTATTAGGGTGTGGTAGGATTTGTACAAGTAAAGTATTTTTTCGCAAGCTTTCTATTACATAATCTATGCATTCATTGATATCATATAAAGGGTATCCCAAAAGTACATAAGGTATTTCATAAAATACATTCATACCTCCTTGTTGTGCAATAGTTTTAATTTTGGTATGACATTTTTCTATAATGACATTAAATGTAGTTATTTTTATTTTATCTTTTTTGTTTTTCATAGAATATAAATCTGCTATAGAAATTTGTGGTGATGTCATTTACTATTTATCACATAAATTAACTTTTAGAAATTATTCGCTTAATAGCATCAAATATATGTATAAGTGTAATAGTATTGGATTCCAATAATTCTTCATTATTGTACAGTGCAGAAGCCATTCTAAATTTCATAGCTTGTTTTGATATATTTTTAGGTAGTACACTGTACGTGTATTCAATTGACGCAGGAACAGTTGCAGGAACAGTTGCAGGAACAGTTGCAGGAACAGTTGCAGGAACAGATGCATAAACAGTTGCAGGAACAGGTGCAGGAACGGCTGCAGGAACAGCTGCAGGAACAGATGCATAAACAGTTGCAGGAACAGGTGCAGGAACAGTTGCAGGAACAGGTGCAGGAACAGTTGCAGGAACAGGTGCAGGAACAGTTGCATAATCAGTTGCATAATCAGTTGCAGGAGCAGGTGCAGGAACGGCTGCAGGAACGGCTGCAGGAACGGCTGCAGGAACAGTTGCAGGAACAGTTGCAGGAACAGCTGCAGGAACAGTTGCAGGAACAGTTGCAGGAACAGGTGCAGGAGCAGGTGCAGGAACGGCTGCAGGAACAGTTGCAGGAACAGTTGCAGGAACAGTTGCAGGAACGGCTGCAGGAACAGATGCAGGAACAGTTGCAGGAACGGCTGCAGGAACAGATGCAGGAACAGTTGCAGGAACAGTTACAGGAACAGATGCAGGAGCAGGAACAGTTGCAGTGCTTGTAGGTGGTACATAAGGTATATAATCTAAAAATGATTGTTGCACAGGTATAGGAGATGAAGATACAATATAGACACCTGATACATTCTGTCTTATAAAATTTTCAGCTGCTGTAAGTGCTACAGACAAATCTATTTTATCAAGACCAATGTTATAGGTCTGAATCACATCAGTATTGTTTGCTAATACTAATACATCTCTATAATTATCAAGATTTAAGTTTAATGATGTTTTTTGTGTACTGTCTGATGCATATGCTTCAAATATTATTGACGGGAATTTGCTTCTCAACTGCTCAAAAAATACAGTATTCAGACCAAACATATGGAAATAATATATTGATAAATCAGCAGTTGCTGGTGTTATAACAATTGGTTCAGGTGTAACAGAAACATAGTTTGATATAAAACTAATAGCTTCTGTAGTTGCATCAACTGTACTTATTAATGCATTAGGAATTCGATACACATTTCCCAGCAATGTTTCATTTCCAGACGAATCTCCATATATCATTACCAATGCATGTTCATAATTTTGTAAATTAATGTTTAATCTATTCACTGTTGAATAACATTCTGACGCAGGTGAATTAAGGCATGCTCTTTTAATTATGATACTATTTGTTATACTGTTTTTAAGTCTATTCCAAAAAACATTATTTATACTATTTTTATAGAAATAAAGCAGTTTATAGTAAGGATTTTGAAATGTTTCAACATGCCTGATAGAAAACCATATTATTACAAACAATACTATTGTGCATAAAAGGTATATTAATAATGACTTATAAGACATCGTGACTCTATAATATCATATTATTTTTGTTCAAGCTTATCTGAATAATTGCATTATAATTTCGAAAATACTTCTTAAAGTTATTTCATTTGATTGCAATATATCTGATTTCCTTGAGTTGATGTTTTGAGCAATATCTATCATATCTTGATCTATACTTAGTTGATTTGGTGGTAATACAGTCTGTCTCGCAGGAGGAACGGTAGGAGGAACTGTAGGAGGAATGGCAGGAGGAATGGTAGGAGGAACGGTAGGAGGAATGGCAGGAGGAATGGCAGGAGGAATGGCAGGAGGAATGGCAGGAGGAATGGCAGGAGGAATGGCAGGAGGAATGGCAGGAGGAATGGCAGGAGGAATGGCAGGAGGAATGGCAGGAGGAATGGTAGGAGGAATTGCTGGTGGAATTGCTGGAGGTAAAGCATACAACTCCCATTCTGCAAAATTCAAAATAGTAGAATTTCCTAACAACTTGTTCACAACAAGAGCATAAATTCTATATTGTTGAGTGTTTGAAATATTTAAATTCAATATTTCTGAAACCAAAGGTTTGTATCTGATGGTTATTTTATAGAAGCAATTTTGCAAATTGGGATAACTCCACACACCACCTATACCAGTAATTTGCCCAGAACCATTTGCATTCAATGGTGTTGTTAAATTTGAGAAAATACGAGTTATATTAGATTGTGTCTCAGCATTTGTATCAACTGTCCCAAAAGTTCCAATAGATAAATAAAATTTATTCAAATGTCCATAACTTGCAGAGGAACTTGCTGCTTTGTCAATACTTGTCATTATATCCCATGAGACAAGACCAGTATCACTATAATCATTAGGTAGTATAATAGGTTGTATTTGATAAGTTGGCCATCCTGCACTACCAGGCATAACAATTGGTACAGATTGTAAGACAATAGTTTTTGTGTCTGTTGACAGTTTATATTTTATTGTAGTTTGGTCATGAACTAAATCCCAATCAGTATAAACATTATTATTATATTTTTCAAAATCATTTGTAGCATAAATTCTAAACATTCCAGGCATTCTATAATGATAATCAGGTGTAGGGTGTAATTGAATATTTTTCAAAATTATATTTGTTCCTATATCAATCATAATTACTTCTCCCATGTAATTTGAAAAATATGTATTGATTGCATTACCATTTGTAGCATAACCTCCATTAGAACGGTAAGAATCTTGTCCTTCATCAGCTTTATTATTATTGAATAATTTCCATGCTATTCCTGAGTTTGCTTTGGTTCTCAAGGTAATATTTCCTACAGTTATACTATTGGCTGTCATAATGTATCTCGGATGTTTCTCAAGGGGTTCTCTTGAAGCAGGGACTACACTTTGGGTATATGCTTGTGCAGGAGATTGAGCAGGAACTATTTGCTGTGCAGAAGCTAATGCCCGTATTTCTTCTGATACTTCTGATGGAGGTGTTAAGGCATATAACCCCCATTCTGCAAAATCCAAAATAGTAGAATTTCCTAATAACTTGTTCACAACAAGAGCATAAATTCTGTATGACTTTGTGTTTGAAAGTTCAAACATGTTTGGAAGCAAAGGTTTATATCTGATTGTTATTTTATAGAAGCAGTTTTTCAGATTTGGATAACTCCATACACCACCTGTGCCAGTAATTTTACCTGAACCGTTTGCATTCAACGGTGATGTTAAATTAGTAAAATTACGAGTTAAGTTAGCAGATGGTCCAGTAATATTGTATGCTTCATATGTTCCAAATGTTCCAATACTTAAATAAAATTGGTCAAGGTGTGAATAACTTCCAAATGAACTTGATCCTTTGTCTTTGTTTGTCATTATATCCCATGAGATAAGACCTGCGTCACTATAATCACTTGGGAGTTCAACAGGTTGTATTTGATACGATGGCCATCCTCCATTACAACAAATACCAGGCATATTAATTGGTACAGATTGCAAGATAACAGTTTTTGTTTCAGTTGAAAGTTTTGTACTTTGGTCATGAATCAAATCCCAATTAGTATAATTATCATTGTTATATTTTGATACATCATTTGTAGCATAAATCCTAAAACTTCGTGGCATTCTACTTTGAAAAGCTGTTCTTGCAGATATTTTGATTTGTTTCAAAGTAATATATGTTCCTACATCAATCATAATGACCTCTCCATTATAATTGGGAAAATACATTCTATTTGCATTTCCATTAGTATATGCAGAATCAGATTGATAAGACAAAACTTCTTCATCACCTTTATCATTAAATAAATGCCAAACATCTCCCCATTTTGTTTCACGGGAACTTGACTTCACTCTCACTGTAATACCACCTATAGTTGTATTATTTGATGTCATAGCAAATTTAGGAAATTTTTCAATAGCCAGTAATGAAGCTACATCAAATGTTTCTGTTTTTGTTTGTAATGCGTACATAACAATAAATACTATTGGTAATACCAGTACTAATGCATACAATATGTATATAATAATCTTTTTAGAAAACATAATCTAATAATACGTAAGCTATTTTTTATAGTTATTTAGGTGCTAATTTTTGCACTCATGTGAAAAAGAAGTAAACTGAATGAACATATTATAAAAGACTCTTGATGAAAGAAAGCATTGCAGATACTTCCCGAGGTCCATCATATTCTTTGACAATTTCATTATTTTTAGTGACAATCACTGTTGGTGCACTGTTGACCTGAAATTTTTGTGCCCGTTTCTCGCCATCTCCTGTTATATCAAATTTCTCTAATTTAACAGGTACAGCATTTTTTTGCACAGCTTGTTCAAATTTCTCCCATGTACTGTTAAAACGTGTACAATGTGGACAAGATTGCATCATAAAATACTCAACAGAATAGCCATTTGAGAAGCCTTCCAAAGTTTTGTTTGGACTTGAAAACACTAGAATAGCAATAACAATAGCAGCAATAGTTAAGATGCCTATAAAAGCATATAGTAAATTAATGGATGATTTCTTCATTTCCTATTCATACTGATATAAAAAAATATCACTTAAGCAGATATACATCTTTGCATATATAAGAAGTCTGCATAGTTTTTTTCTAATATGATTGTGTTGTTAGCATTATTATGTGTTTTATCAACATAAAATGAGACAAGTTTATCTACTATTTCAGTATCTATAAGAAAACTGAATGCAATAAAATTAAATGAAGAATCTAATATACCCCCTTCTTGACTATCCAGATGTGCAATGAAACTATGGAATAAATCATGACATAATATGATAATTCTGTTGTCAATAGTATTATAATTCATACTGTAATCAATGTAATCAATTATCATAGGACTATGGTCTCGTATTTCAAGTATACGTTTTAATGTATTACATTCTTTTTTATTGTTTGCCACAAGGATAGACCTGTAAATGAGTTCTGTTTTGTATATATTTTCTTCAATATGTCGTATGAAGCTCTTTACGGACATATACAATCAATACAATAATTTCTTATATTCTTTTGATGATGATGTATATAAGCATTTCTCAAGATTATTTAGGTATAATGTCTGGAGAACCCCCTTATTATGACATTATAAAGATTGAACCAACTATATTTAAAGATTATTACAATAAGCTCAACAAAAATGAATTAAACCCTTTTTTGAGCAAAAAAAAAGCTGAAATTTACACAAGTATATGTTTTCATACTACCTATGAATCGTATTATCATGCAGATAAAGATGATGAACAAAATGGAACAAGATTTAATTCACATAGCTATAGTGGTAACAAACATGCTTATAAACACAAATATACATCATACAAGAAAAATAATGCACATCGTGCAAATCACAACCAACATGATACCAACAGTATCCATGATAATAATGCTCATGGTTCTCATAGATTATACATATTAAATACAAATTTTACAGAAGAATCAAAGATAAAGAAACAGTTTACAAGTCATCTAAACAAGCTGACAAAACAAAATGCAGAACTGATATACCCAAAAATAAAAGAGATACTTAAAGAACCCACGTATATATTATATGATATTGTCTGGGATTTTATCAAGAAATCACCAGAAGAATTATACATTAATATATTGAAATTTTTTGAAACTCAAATAACTGATAAAAAATACGAGCAATATGTTGCCAATAAAGAGTGGCTACCTGTAGATGATATCCTTAACAATAATCCTTTAAAGAATGATGAAAATGTGTATGATGTTTATTGTGATTATGTAAAATGGAAGAAGGAAATTACAAATATCAATAAAGCATGGTGTTTGATATTTAAAGAGACACATGCAAAGCATAATTGCATGATAGAAGATATATATAATGTATTTGAGAAATATAAAGAAAGTAAGAGTCATAAACATGTTGTTGATTTCAGTTTAGAACAAATATTTCTATTTTTCAAATATTCTAAATGTAAATCTAATGATATCATACATAAATTAAAACAATTTGATTCAAAATATTTTGAATCATCAACTAAATTTCTTATTATGAATATAATTGAAATGTAATATTTTTTCGGTTCTTATTATAGATAACAATATAATTATGATGGTAGGTTATGTTGCAAATGTAATCCTCAATCTGTTCGTTTTCTTGCTATTTATTGCAGTATATACTTATATTCTAAAACTTGAAAGCATAGCTTGTGTATGCGCTGATCATCCCAATAAAGAATTCATCAAAACATTCAGTTTGTTTGCTCTGATCTTTTTGGCTGTTGTAATATTTGTCCCTATGTCATTTATTTTAGAAACATTTGGACAGACTGTTGCAGGACTTTTTGCGTTTGTTAAATTTGTATTCTACATTATTTGCATAGTATATTTTTATATGACATTGGATTATGTGAGATATTTGATAAATGAAAAGTGCAAGTGTTCAGATGATTATAGAAGAGGACTCATTATGGCTGGTTCAATTGTTGAAATTGTCATTCTTTTCTTAATTCTTTTAGTGGTCATTATCTTACCTGTTGTTTTCAATTCTGTATCTGTCATTGTAAGAAACATGGATGGATTTGAAAAAGAGGTTTCCACTGCTGTTAGAAATCCATATGAATCTGCAAAAAAGATTCCTACTGAATTGAAGAGCATGAGCAAATTGGTGTCTGATATTGGAAAACAGTCATCAAAGGGTTTAAAAAAAATGATGAAACCTAATTCATATGGTGGTTTTTCAAGAAAACATTAGAGATTAAGTGTTCTTGTATTCTTATTATTTTTAGCATTTCTCAAGATTTTGATATCTGCTGTATCTTCAATAATGGATGTTATTTCTTCATCACTCACAGACAATGTCTCTATATTATTCATATGGTCTTGGTCAATTGAAATGTTGCTATGAACATTTTTAATAATATTGTCTATGTCTCTATGGGAAGTCGCTGATGTTTGCATCTGTCTACGCCTTTGAGGTATCCTTAATGATGAATTGGATATTTCATCATCATCACGTTCTTGATATGCTTGTGGTCTTGATGGTCCACCTCCAAGATTATTGAATAGACTGCTCACCATTCCAAACAGACCACCTGATTGACCTTGTTGGCTTTGAGGACCTTGAGCATAGCCATATGACTGGTCGGTACCACCAGTTATGTATTGTTTTGCAGCAGCTTGTTGGAACTGTTTCATAAGTTCTGGATTTGATTTAAGAACTTGTTCAACATTTGGAAGAGGTGTTTCTTTGAACATTCTGTTTGTCAAGTGAAACATAAATGCACTACCTGATAATGAAATAAATAATCTCAGTTCAGGAGACATTTTCTTACCAGATGATTTGTATTTTGCATGTAATTCTTCAAAGATATCATCGTAATCTGTCAAATTTTCATGTACTTGTTCTGACCAACCATCAAGTCTTACAGAAAACGGATCATAACGTGTATTGAGATACTCTGAACCTGTTACAAATGCCATAAGCATCTTACGTTGGAAGCGAATACTTGCATCAATATCCTTTTCTCTAATTAATTTATTATATTCAGACCGCATTTCATTGATATCTGATTCCATATTAAATTTGAATGGAAGTCTATATCCTTTGGATTCAAGGCGGTCCATTTGGTATAGAATTTCACGTTTTTCATTCAGTTCATTCATCATAGTCTGTTTTTTCTCTCGTTTGATGTTATCATACTTATTAGATATTTCGTGTTCATCTTCTTCTGAACTACTATCATTTTCAACTGCAAAATCTTCTTCAACATCTGATTCTTCCTCATATTTTGTATACTTGTCTTGACCAGAAATTTGAGATGCTGTGTCAGATTCAGAAGTACCTGAGGAACTTGATGTTGCACTACTTGATGAAGATGATTTTGAGGACATTGAAAGCACATCTGAGCTGATTTTTTTTTTATTGAAAAGCATATCAGCTTGTACAGCAGATCCAGATGAGGTTTTCCCAAATTTGGAAGGATTAAATTTTGCAGGTGGATTGAATGAAAATGGAGATTTGTTGAAAGAATGAGACATTTTCCTATATTCTTTTTATTCTAATACTTTTATATAATTATAGCAATGTCTAACGCGTATACACCCTCATACATGTTTTTGCTTATAACATATGTATAAAAATAATGTTTTCCTTTTTAGCGTAAAGGCACTGAGTTAAATCCCAAATAGGCTGACAAAGCTGATTTGATTCCAAATATTCTGTGAATAATTACACCAATGCCCACAAATGTTAGGAATATGAACACGAGGGATATGATGTACTGTAAAAATGTTCTTTTTTCTTGGTTGCTTGCATTTATGTCTAAAGGATACAACCACATTAGAAGATGTGTTATGAAAGCACCTATAAATGTGAGCACAAGGTCAAAAATAGCCATATTAAATATCCTTGATTGTCTGAGTTGTGCAACAGATATCATTTAATATATATAGATATTTTTAGTATTTAAGCTGCATTTTGTAATCTTGAGACTTCATCTTTTAATGTGTTTACATCTTTTTTCAATTCCTTTATACATTCTATTAATAATGGAACGAGTCTTTCATAACTCACTGTCAGATATTCTTCACCACTTTTGGATACTGTATGTCCGTTATCAAGATTGCTTGTATCAAATGGAGCCAATGAAACTACTTCAGGAAGCACACTTTTTACATCTTGGGCACTGACACCAAGTTTCACATCAGCGTGTCCAACATTTAGGCTGCTTGCAAGAGCATTTGGAACATACTTGAATGTTTCTATTTTGTCAATTTTTTCTAAAGGATTTTCAATTTTTCCTACTACTGTTTTCAATCTGATATCAGAATATGTAGAAAGTATATCTCCTGATGCAGTTATATTTCCTGTAATTTTCAAGTAACCTTTTCTGGTACTATCTGTCCCATTGACAGTACCTGCTGCATCAAATGTGTTTACAGTAATAGATTGTAGATTAGCTGCCATTACTTCAGATGTACCTACATAGAACTTGTGTGCAGAAGTAGTACCAGTAGCTACAGTAGGGACTGAATACCACATTTCTGATGTATTTATTCCAATTGCATAAGGAACATCAGTGGCTGATCCAACTTGCAATACTAATCTCGTACCGCTACCACCCATAATCCCAGTACTTGGATCTCCATTAGTTGTATCTGTTATCAAACATTTGCCATGTATATGTAGCTTGCTTGCAGTATTTACAGCATTAGTTCCAATACCCACATTGGCAGTATTATTGTTGTAAATATTGTTACTGTCTTTTGTCCAAACAGTATCAAGATATGTGGTTGTTACACCAACATTTGTAATACTTTGGAATTCAAGGCCACTTCTAGGAGTGAAATTGTTTTGTTTGCTTGCAAGAGCAGCTCCAATATTTTCAGTCACATCTGTTAGATATCCTAATTGTGTTGTAGTTATACTTGATGATGCCAATTGTTTGTTATCACCAGACACTACTACAGAATTTGTGGTAAGATTGGTAGGTACAATACTTGTTGCTCTGAATGCACCATTTACATCGAGTTTATAAGTTGCATCAGGTTCTGTGCCTATACCAACATTACCAGTATCGCGTGCGAAAGCCATGTGAACTGTCCCAGTAGCATTATTATCGTGTCCTATGATATATAATCTATTACCATTACCATCATATGCTATCCTATATCCATCATAACTGCTATCACCTTCACAAAAGAATATACCTGATTTCATTGCTTCAGGTGTCATTAATCTAATCAATGCATTTGTGTCATGATATATATCTAATTTGTACGATAATTCTGGAATTGTGCCTATTCCTACATTGCCTGTATTATTGTTGTAAATATTGTTTCCTTCTTTTGTCCAAACAGTATCAAGATATCTAAAGTTGACACCACCTACTGTTTCCAAAGAAAGATTCAGACCATTTCTAAAAGTTAAGTTATTTTCTTTGCTTGCAAGAGCAGCTCCAATATTTCCAGACACATCTGATAAGTAATTTAATAATGTAGTTGATATCGTGCTTGCAGCTACTTTACCAGATGTATCAGACACAAGTGCCATACTTGTAGCCAAATTAGTACCAGTTATGGAAGATGCTGCACCTGTGATGGTAGCTTGTTTGCTATTGAGTTGTCCTTGTATTGCTGATGTAACACCACTCAAATGTCCCAGTTCTATACCAGTAACAGTTGCATGATTCGTCACTTTACCAGATGTATCAGACACAAGTGCCATACTTGTAGCCAAATTAGTACCAGTTATGGAAGATGCTGCACCTATGATAGTAGCTTGTTTGTTATTTAGCTGTGTCTGAATGGCAGATGTAACACCACTCAAATGTCCCAGTTCTATACCAGTAACAGTTGCATGACTGGTCACTTTACCAGATGTATCAGACACAAGAGCCATGCTTGTAGCCAAATTAGTACCAGTTATGGAAGATGCTGCACCTGTGATGGTAGCTTGTTTGTTATTAAGCTGTGTCTGAATGGCAGATGTAACACCGCTCAAATGTCCCAGTTCTATACCAGTAACAGTTGCATGAC